CTGCTTGCTTTTGCCTTTAAGCAAAATAGTGTTGGTGTATTCTTCATTTTCTTCATACACCTTAGTGAAGGTTATCCTGTAATGGTTCATATCTCCGTCGCCTTTTGCTGAATATCCTGAATTTTTTTTTTGTGCTGGCCTGCGAGTTCAATAATAGATGTGGCTACTTCGAGGGCTGTTTGGCTGTCGCGATCACCACTCATCACCATCCGCACAAAGCGATCGCTGACGTTGTGCTTTTCGGAGATGATAGCAGCCCAGTTGCTGGGAAGAATTTCACGGAGGTGGGTTAAATTGATTTGCTTTTGTTCCATAATTGTTTTAGATTTGTTCCGGCAAAGAAAAGTATTAATTTTCATTTGGCAATTATTATTTGTGTTAAAAAAAGTAAAAAATGTCTTATTTATACACTTTAAAAATATAAAGCAATGAATTTTAGTAAGATAAACATATTGTTAGCGCAAAAAGGAATCACCAAAACGGAATTTGCAAAAAGCATAGGAATTACTCCTGCAGGATTGCGGAATTTGATGAAAAGCAAGGGGCAGCCACGAAAAGAAAATCTGGATAAGATATGCAAGGCGCTGAACGTGCCTGAGAGCTACTTCTACGAAAATGAGCTTTCGCAGGTGAACGAGCCTCCGGGAGAGTACCGGATTCTGTATAAAAGTCTGCTGGAAACAAAAGATAAATACATCAGCAAGCTGGAATGCGAAAATGAGCGCCTGGAGCTTGAACTGAAAAAGATGCAAGCCGAAAAAAAATAAAACAAATGTATCAAACACAGATGTTTACAAAATTACAGGCAACCGCCAAAACAAAATTGCCCGTTCGGGAGCTAACTGCACGTGGTGCATCAGTCAACAGCAACTAAGTAATTGACAGAAAGCGTAGTTAAGTGTTTGGAAAAGAAAAGAGAGGGGGTTTACTTATTATAAATTATGTAACACATTTTCCAAAACCGGAAACTCATTATCAGCGTGTTACAAAAGGAAGGGAATTTTTAAAAACGCTTATTATCAGCATTATGAAGAAAATCAAAATTGAAAATTACAGGGAACCGGTCAAAGAAAGCATCTACACCAGGGATAAACGATATTGGATTTCGCTTGGTAACGGCGCAAGACTTTCATTCACAAACCGTAAGGATGCGAAGGCTTTCCTGGCGCGCACGAACAGGTTTTTGAATGAGCGCGTTTTTGAGATTTATGTGGATGTCTTTTCGGAGTACCGCCGCATTTGGTTTTACTTTGATGACGGCGAAAAGGAGAATAACGAGCGGATAGAGCTAACGATGCACTGGACCAACGTGCGGTTTAATGTGATGATCAGGAATGCTGGATATGAGAGCGGCAACGCGTATGCGTTTCAAAACCTGCGCACGATCATCAGCAACCTGCTTGAGATCATTGCGACGCTGCGCGATGTGCAGAAGCGCCGCAACAACTGGGTAGAACGCTACAACCTGGAAGTGCTCAGCCGCCGGCTGACTGAGGTGGACGCGATGATTAACGGGTATGGGTTAGCTGAAGAGAAGGATGAGAAGGATGATGTTTAAGATTACGCTTACAGGAAATCCTATCAAGCATATAGGAATTAATCCTAATTGATTATGCTTTATGTATTTAATTACTTTTCTCATTCCTCAACAATAAACAGCACCGAACGTCTGATGCCTGTAATTTCAGTTCCAAGTGCAAAAACTCCTGTATTGGTGATCTGAGCGGTGATGGATGCCCACCTGTCAGCATCAGTGTTGTGTGCATTAGATATGCTGTTGTTGATTGGTGCTGATTCAGTTGGAACTTCATAGAATCCTGTGAACGGTGTCTGTGGTGAAAAAGGAATTAGTGTTCTTACATTGACCTTTACTATATCCCCCACTTTTGCGTTAATGTAGGTCACATTCTGAATCAGGTCATCCATCTCATAGCTTTCCTCCGAAAATTCTACCCAATCTTTATCATCAGGTGCAAACATCACATCAAGTAATATCTGTTCATCCAGACCATTGCGGATTTCGAAGTATTTAGCTATAACTGCCGCTTCTGTGCGATTGAATTGTAATGCCAGTTCCTTCACATTCTTAAAGGCTTCAAGTGTTGAGAGGGCATTCAGCTCCTCTTGTGTCCATTCTCTTTCATAAGAGAGAACGTCGAACGGTGTAGGTTCACCGTTCGTTAATTCGATAATTTTCTGAATCTTTTTCATTGTATTGTATTTTTATGTTATTAATTAACTAATTGCCATCCTGCCGGATAGGCAGTAGGACTGTAAGTATTAGCATCAATCAGAGATTCCCAAACCTGCCCTTCAAACATCACCTGATCGCCTGTATTGTACGCATCATGTGCTCCTGTGGGTTGCACCCAATCTGGTATTACTCCAGGTGCTGCCACCTGATTAAACAATGCAGGTACTATCGGAGGTGTCCAATCATGCTGTGTGGTGTGAGCCTGAATCACTTTGTAAAGCTGCCCTTCGTATTGATACACTTCATCAACTTGTACAGCAATGTTTGGCTTCCATGCAGGGAACAAAGTAGCAAAATCAAGCATCTCCTCATCGTCTTCAAAAGTGATTGACCTTAATGCTGCTGCCTTCATCTGTGCAGCATTCATCTCATTATCAGCTTCATCGGCTTTAGCTTCTGCCTCTGCTATCAATTCAGCTTCGGTCTTATCCTCTACCGCCCAAACCTGCGTTGCAGTGCCGTTAATGCCTGTTAGGTCATGCTCACCTTCGTCAATTTCGATGTCGTAAGTGACTGGCAGTAACTTTTCTGTTGTAGGGTCGTATTCAGGAATTGCCGTTTCAATCACTTCCAACTGCACAACGGGCGGGTCAATCCTGCCTGCTTTATCGTCTGCATCTTTATACTGTCCTTCGTGAGTTGTGAAGGTTTGGATTGTTTGGTTGTATCTGAGGGTTTTCATATCTTTGCCCATTTTACGCCCCCTGTAAACGTGCCGTCACGTTCATTGCCAGAAGCATCTTTTACGTTTGTTAAAAAAGGAAAGTAAGTCCATACCGTGCCGCCTACTGTGATTTTCATAAACTCCATCGGTTGGTTAAGAAACTTTGTTGCATTATTACTCGCATCAGGAGAAGCGCATATCATTGTTGAGCGGTTAAATGATTTCATGAATGAACCTTCAGTTCTTGCTGTGCTGTCAGCCAAAACACCATTGATGTATAGTAGATGCCCCAAAGTAGATGATACCACCCATCGGATGTCGTATTTTTTACCTAACTCTAAAGCGTCTGAACTTATGAGTTCAATAGTTGGAGTGTTACTTGTCCTTAGTTGTCCCTGCACTTTTACATCACTTCCAACAACATTAAGTTGCAAACACATAAGAGTGGTTTCAAGTTGCGTCCACACTCTTTCTCGCTGCGTCACCTCATTCTCATATTTTATCCTCGTATGTATCTCAAAATCATTTAGTGCCGTAAACGAAGGCAACACAATATGATTTGTTTCACTACTGCGAAAGTCAACAGCATTAGGTCTGCCTATAAGTGCGTATATTCCTGAATAACTCATATCTCTACCCCTCCCACTATTCTAAAAACGTTAGCATCAGTAGTAGCATCCACACAATAAACATACATCTCAAAACCTTTCCCTGCTGATTTATTCCAGTCAGGCAGGGTAACTTCCGCATCACAATCCAACTCAAACTGTCCATCCATTCACCAACTGCAAAGACGTTCTTTTTCAGCGTTAAAGTTACGGCTGTGGACTTGTTTACATCGGTGGTTTTGAACTTATGGTTTGTAGCGGTTATGTCGGCATCGGCTGTTATTTCAGTACCGAACTGAACCTTCTTAGGCTGCAAGGCGTCAAGTTGCGTTTGCAATGCACTTGTTACCCCTTTAAGGTATGCTAATTCAGTAAGTGAAGGGTAAGTTGCTACTGCAAGTGATTGAAGGTTTTTGCTTGCATCGGTTGCTACAAGCTGCGATGCTGTTAATCCTGAAAGCAATGTACCTGCAAAAGTGGGTGTATCGTCGGTATCTAACCCCAAGCTATCACGGGTAGGCAATGTTTGGTCGCCTGTGTTTGTGCCTGACAAATTCAATGCACTTGCCAACGTACCACCATTAATAGTAGGCAAATTCGTAACTTCTAAATCGGTGAACCAGCCTTTTGTAACCCTTGTTGCGGTGGCTCCTATGGTTTTAACGAACAGGTTTAGCCACTTTTTAGCGGTGCTGCCCAAATCTTTAGCCTCGTCGGTAGCAAGGATTAATGATTCGTTGATTGCAACGTTTGAGAGGTTTGAAAGTTCCTTTTGGGCAGCCTTACCAAAATTCTCATTGATAATCTCCCCGCCCGCCCGCAGCGTATCACCCGTGCCGTCGTTTGCGGCTGAGCCTAAATTTAGGTTAGTGAAAGACATCAGTCTATGGTTATTTCGATGCTCTCATCCGGGAAGCTGAAAGTATCGGTGTTGTCAACTGTTTTCGCAGCGGTCAACCTGCCCCACATACGGATGTTCACATTCGTGCCCCAGTTCGTATTGGTCTCGTGGTCAACGATTGCAAAGTGCGTAATTTCGCCCCAGTCGGCGCCGGCCATCGGGAACTCTATCGCTCCGGTGTTGTTTGTTTCGCCTGGGTCAAGTGCGCCAGCTCCGCCTGCTTTCAGTGTGATCGCTTGGCGTGCGTAACCTGTCCCCGTGACCTCGTACTCACCCTCTCCGCCGTCGTTAGCTTCAAGCCATTCGTCTGTTGCGGCCAATGATACGGGAGATCTGAACAGCGCCACGTAAGGCGTGCCATCCCTCAGCAGGTCGTCAATGATTTTGTTCTCGAAATAATCTGAAAAGTTTGCCATGATTTTTGTTTTTAATTGGTGTTACAAATGTAAGTCAAAATCTAATACTGCATCCATTACGCTTTCGGTTTCGACCGATTCTGCATCGGCCTGCTTAAATCCTATCATTTCAACCTCGTAGTAATTGTTTTTCGGTTGCCATGATAGGCTGTTTATTTTCATTATTTGATCCATTGCGGGGTCTATAATATTTTGATACGGAAACATTTTAGCGGTTCCGGCGTCCCAGATTGCGCCTTGCACCCGCGATTTCGTGAGCGAGTAAAACTGATTGTACTTCGCCTTAATAAATTCATGCAACGGAACGCCAATTAAAGTTGTTATCTGAATCCATCCTGAATCGTCAGTCAGTACATAATCAGCGCCAGGCTTGCAATACATATTGTTTTGGAATATATAAGGCGAACGCGAAGCAAATAAATTAAACGGGTGTCCAGGTGTTGGCAGGCTGTTGTGTTCATAAGATTTTACAACGTCAACCGTTTTCTGATTGTTTTCGTTAATCGGTATTGTCTCAATATGTGAACCGTCTGTTACCTGTATCTCATTATCGGGAGTCGTGAAAGGATAGGTTATTTGAATATCTGTAATAAGTATGCCTGCTGACAGCCCCCCGCTATCCTGATCAACTGCATTAAGTGAAAGGAATAGCTGCTTACAAGGGTCTAATCCGAAATAAGCCGTAACGCTCATATCAACATCGTAGCCGGATATTTGGCTTGTTCTAATAATGTTAACAGGAAGCGGAAACGTGCTGTCATTCATTTGTATGCCAAAAACAAATTGGTTGCTTGCATCGTTTATCTGGTCAAGTTTATCCTCACAATCAGCAGCCAGCCAGCAATGATCGCATGACCAATATTTCCCAAAGTCCAATCCAAAGAACCATCCAAACGGACACGTGCCAGACAAAGGCGAAATAGCTTGTATGTTTCTCACTTTGAATTTAACAAGCAACTCCCCGAACTCAATCGGGATGCCGTCCTCTGTAACCGGGTCAGGATATTTCTCAAGGTGAAATAAAACCTTGCCAGTTGTTACCGGCGTTGGCGGCATGTAAATAAACAGGCTGCTCAAATCGCCTTCTGTATTGTAACCGATCTGAGTATTTGCGATCCACGTTGCATTGTCAGAAACGATCTCAATTCTATCGTGCTGAATAAGACTTTTGATCAACTCCCGTTTGTACTCAATATTTACCTCTTTTACCGGCGTTTCGTTTTGCATCACAACGCGCCCGGCGTATCTACCATTGGATGGTATTGTGTAGTCATCGTCAAAAACATAACCGGGACTTTCCACATCGCCGCTGCTAAGGTATTGCACCCCATCAAAAAACGCCTCTGTGTCAATGTGCCTGATCAAATATCCGGTCTTGTATTGCACCACCTGAGCATTGAATGTTTCGAGTATCTCTGTCAGTACTTCCCCGCAGGTCATTCCAACAAACCGCTCGCATTCAAAATACACATTGTAGAGGCAGCCGTTTGCTGGCGTTTCACTCTCTGATGGGCGAACATCGATTGTGTCAAACCATGTGTAAGTGCTTGGCAGCCCGGCCTTGTACAGTAAAAATGTGATAATATCGCTTCCCCGCTCTATTGTTCTAATCGCCTCCCCATCGTTATTTTCAAACGGTAAATCTTTTAGCACCCCAAGTCCATCTGTTGCGGTAATTCTAACCACGTCGGGCAGGCTGCCCCAGTCCTGCTCGTATGTTTCGGGCATCAGGTAGCCCCACCCCATTACAACTGTATCCTGTTCGAGTGTTACAAAATATTTTCGATTGTCTGCATACCGGAAGTCATTATATTGATCTGTCGTCATCGCGTACAGGCTCAGATCAATCTGAGTACCCGCAATCGGTCTGAAAAAATCCCCGTCTGCAAACGATAGATTCAAAACTACATCTGTGCCTGTTGCGGTCAGGTCGGCGGGCGCTCCTTCATAATCCCGTTCCCATATCCTCAAGCGAATATCATTATCCGTCCGGTTTTTATATGCCAGCTCGTATCTGATTCCGTAAGCTCCGGTAGGTAGTATGTTATCAAGTATCGACATTATTCAACCAGATTTTTTCGCCTTCCAAAACGTTCATTTGTCAGCCAGATATTATTCCCCATTATTCGCCCGGTTACTTGCATCTCGCCGCCCATGTGTTTTTTCAGTTCGTCAAGCGGTGCGATAATTTCAGGATTTGACCGGGAGCCTGCATACTCTCCCATGATGCCCAGCGTCGGGCCGGATACGATCCCCCCGTCTGCAAAGGTAGGTATTGCGGATTGAATCCCGCCGACCATTGCGCCCGCTGCCATTGCAAGTGCAAGGTTAGCCGGGAACGTTACGGTTTTCATTATCGAGCTTATCAGGTGCGCCGTTGCCATTGCAATAGCTTGTTTAATGATGTCGCTTGCTGCCGCGTTTCCGCTTGCAACCATTAGCGCCATGTTTTGAATCGCATTCTCAGCAGTCTGTTGCTGTTGTTCGTCCAGCTTCTTTTCCGCATTGATCATTTGCTGAACCAGGTCAACGTGGGTGGTGGCGCGTTCTTGCATCGGGTCTTTGCCAACTGCCGTTTCGATTGGTTTCGCCCCCGCTGCTTTCATTGGACTAATTTGCGCCCCTGCGATTTCAAGTATTTTTTCTTTTTCCTCCTCCAGATGCTTTAGCCTTGCGGCATGTCGCACCCTTTCAGCATCTGAATTTGCAGCGATTAACCTTGCTTGTGTTTCCTGTATATCCTCATTCAATCGGCCAATTGTTCCAAGTGCTTCGCGGCGTTCTGCTTCGGCCTTTTCCTCTGCGGCTGCAATTTCCTGAATCCGTTGCAACTCAGCCAGCCTTTTCTCTTCGGCTGCTGCGGCTGCTTCCGTTGCGGCCTGTTCTGTCGCTATTTTTTCGCGCTCAAGGGCGTTCAGATATTCATCCTGCAACCACTTTAATTTTTGCCTTGCCTCAATAACTGGATTGTGCTTCTCTTTGTAAGTCTCTAAAAGTTTGTTAATATTATCCTGGGTTCTGCATATTTCCAACCCGATTTTATCAACTTCGTTCAGGTTGTCTTCCCAGTCCTTTGCTGCTTGCGCTGCGAATATCTGGCCGGCCTGCCCGTTTACAAACTTCCAGAACTTTTCGTACCAAGGCATTGCATCACTTTTGATTATGTCGGACAATCCTTTAAACCCATCCATCAGGTTTTGAAGGGCTGGCAGCGCCGCGATGGTAATATCACGCTTCATCGCCACCCACTGTGTATTTAGCATTTCCAGTTCTACACTCAATTTGTTGGCTTCATTCAGCGCGTCTTTACCCATTACCAGTCCGAGCCTGTGCGCTTCGTCCCGTGCCTTTTCAATCCCATCAGCACCCATCGATAAGATTAACGCTAAATCCTTCCATTCTCCGCCGAACACCTGGGCGCCCAGTATATTTCGCTCTGTGATGTTTTCTACTTCAGTCAGCTTACCAATAACTTCTTCCATCACTTCGCCGCTGTTGCGTAAGCTACCGGCGCTGTCTTCTGTACTTATACCAAGCTGATTCAACGCATCGTTAAGCCGCCCGCCCTCACCCGTTGCGCGTGCCATTCTTCGCGTCAACGTTTGTACGGCGTTGGCCATCGTTTCTGAGTTAGCGCCTGCGATTCTGGCGACATGCTCATATTCCTGAAGCCGGTCGGTTGATAAGCCTGTGATCTGCTCAAGGTCAAGCAGCCTGTCAGCGGCATTGGTTAGCTCCGTTATCATTGACTTTAGACCGCCAATCACAGCACTAGCCGCAAACGCCCCAGCAAGCGCAACTCCGGCCTTTTTGACCGTTGCTGAGAACTTACCAACCTGCTTTTCGCTGTCGCCCAGCTTCCGTTTCAGGTCTTTATTGTCGGCTGTGATCCCGACTTTCATTCCTCTATTTGCCATCTCAGTTTTTGCTTGCGATTCGTTGTTTTAAATATTCAAACCTTTCCTTGCTCATTAACGGTGCATTTCGCTTCTGCTGCTTGTCAATCGTTAAGGTAAATATATCCTGCGGCTTTATCTTTCGCTTGTTACCCTTCTGAAATATTGCATACATCGTCAGCCGCGTGTTGCTCAAATCCCGCTCTATCTGGCGGCAATGACCTGCATACCTGCACATGAACTCTCCCCAGGTCATTTGCTCAAACTCCGCTGCTTTCATTTGCATATCACCAACCGCCAGATCATACATTTCACCCCACGTTAATTTTTTTTTTGAGCCTCAGATTCCGCGCTCCACTCCAATACAGTTTTGCCCATGATTCGCCCTTTCAGCATTGCCATTTTCAATTTGTCAACATCTCCAATACTGAGCTTTGAGAACATCTTGTATATGGCTGCCAGATCGTACCGCTCCCGCCTTGCATTATACCGGCAGTTGCTCACGTATGCTCCGAATATCAGCGATATTAACAGCTTGCGTTCGTCAACTTCGCCCATCTGATGCAATTCAATCCCCAGTGCCTCACAAGCTGTAATCCACGCGTAGTTATCGAAGCGGAAAGTTATCGGCTTCGGGTAAAAGCTGAGCGGGTTTGTTAGCGTTAAGGTCATGCCGGTACAATGTTTGTTACTGCAATGTCTTCCAACTCTTCAAGGTCTCCGTATAAATCACCCCTGACAGGATTATCCCCCGGCGTATAGTGCAGCAGCACCGTTTGTCCGTTGGTAATCGGTGCGCCTACTAAATCAAGCGTTACGACGTTTCCGGTAATACTGATTCCATCAAACACCCGGTCAGCCGCGTCAACGCTCAACCCGAATTGCAGGTAGGCATCCACGTGCACTGAATTAATGATGCTCGGCACATCAAACGATATTGTTGTTCCTGCGGAGTTCGTTGTTGCGTTCAGCGATTCGGGTGCGAGTGAAATCAACTGCTCCAATTTACCAACTCCCTTTAGACTGAGTGAAAAGTCAGCAGGCGATTCCATTGCAGCCGATTTACTGAATGATGTCACGAACGCCTTGCCCTGATAAATGATTGGATCGCCCCAATGCGCCTCAGAGCACCGCTCGTCCCAGTTTCTTCAATCCCATTCACATCAATAGTATAGTTTCGCATCCCTACAATTCGCTCCGTCCAGCCCAGCGAACACTTACTCGAAGCGTCTTCATTTGACTGCCCTAAGTTCAGCGTAAATCCTTGCTGACATACCAGCGTTTTTAGCGTCCCACCAATCCAAAACTTTAGCAGGATAGTTGTTCCATTTACTTTTGCCATTGTCGTACTTTTTTAAATATGTTCAATTTCACCTGTTAAATCAAAGCTCACATCAAAGCTCACCGGCTGCTCAAAGTCGGCATTCATTGAAAAGTCGCTCATTAATCCATCCGCGCGGTAGGTTGTATCTCCAGCTCCGGCCTCATCGTAATAAATTTGCCATTCGTTGCGATTCAGCCACGCTCCGATTAATACGTGTATCATCGCCTTTGTGGGAGTCTCTTGAGCGGGGTCATGTAGATTGCTCACGTCAATCGTTCCGCTTCGGATGCCCGCGATGTTCTCCTCAAAGCCTTCCTGGTCTTTTGTGGTCGCATCGGGCGTGTCCATGTCAATGTTCAGTGTGCATGAAGTAGAGCCGCCTATAATAAAGCCGCCCCATTCTACCAGCACATTCGTTCCGTTAATTTTTGCCATTGTCGTTTTTTATTTAAGGTTTAGTTGTCTATGTTTTCGTAAGGGGTTCATATCGTTTCTTTCAACATCTGTTTAAGCAGTTCGACCTTCTTTCGCTCATTTACAGCGCTGACCATATGCCCATCAGCGCCTTCGGTGTTTGATGCGATCTGGTATTCCATGACTGCATCAATGTACTGCAATAATAATTCGAGTTGTTCTGCTGTCATTTTAATTAATTTGCCATGCAAACGTAGCGGTTGTGGCGCCAGGGTCTGCGTTTACGTTTATCCTGAATGTTGTTGCTCCAATGTCGCTGATATAATACTTCGCACTGTCGCCCATTGAGTTTGTCGGTGTTACTGAAATGTTCGCCGCTTCGGGTGTTATTGCGAGGCCGTGTGTTACATCAATATAGGTGTCGCCGCTTGCGATTGTGGCAGTGCCGGAGTTTTCGGTTAAGTAGCCAGCATTATTTTTCATACTTTCGGCGGTAAAAACGTTTGATATTTGGGCAGTGTCGTTATTTCTTAGGATATTCCCCTCAATTATTAGGTTATCTATGCTGTTTGTCCCGCTGCCGTTGAATAGTCTAATGCCATAATCTTGAGTTGGTGTTTCTTGGTCGTCAAATATGTAGTTATCTTTAATAATAAAATCGCTGCAATTTTCTGTTAAGCGGGCGGCTATTCCTGATTTATTAGTCATGCTTTCTCCATCTCGTCCTACCCCATTGTTGTATACTATGTTTCCCCTAATCACAATGTTGTTAATATTACCAATGTGTATTCCAACATCGCCACTTTCTGTTACTACATTATTAATCACCCATACTTTACTATTGCCCGTGGTCGCTAATGCTATTCCTCTTCGGAAGGCATCAATAACAGTGTTGCCTTCTATTAGCACATTATCTGCATCGTTTCCTATCTGAATGCCAGCACATGAGGCGGGGTAGAACTTACCGACTGCTTCTCCTGCGAGGTTTTTACCCGTTCCAACTATCAAATTTCCTTTAATGATGCCATTTTTACCGTTATATCTTATCGCATCATTTCCGGCATCAATTATAATATTATTTGCAATAGTGTTATACTCCGGCAGCGGATCCCCAACTGTGTTCATCATTACCTTGATAGCATCCTTACCATTTGAAAAGACGATGTTGTTTGATATTGTCCACCCTTGGCCGTTGTTATTTCTGAGGCAACTGTCGCCTGTATCATAGCTAATATTATTCTGTACGGAAACTTTATAAGAGCCTCTGTTATCTGAGCCTGATGCAAAGTCTGCTATTGAGTGGCCGCCTGATGAAACTCCAAATTCATCCGTTTTGCTGCCAATGTCATGAATCCTATTGCGGCAAATAGAGGCATAATCGGAAACACGAATGTTGACAGCTGTCGTTCCGCAATGGTGAATGTGGTTGTCATGGCATTGGAACCCCTCACAATACATGAATATAAAGCCGTTTTTTACAGCGTTCTTAGCAGTGCAGTTATATACTTTGCAATTATCTATATAGCGAAATCGGACGCATGATGACTCAACCGTATAGTCGGTTTGGTTATCTCTATTGGCGTCAAGTATAAGATTTCGCAATACAATGTTATCATCAACATCGGGCGTGCTGTAATTTTCATTTGTAATCATTTCATCATCAACTTCTGCATCCAGCTTTATAGTTGCATTTTCATCAATACCACAAAGCTCTACATTGCTTTTCATCACAAGCGTGTCGCTGATAAGATATTCACCCTGAAAATATATTCGCCCACCGCCAGCCGTATTGACCGCATCAATCGCATCCTGAATCGCCGCCGTGTCATCAGTTGTTCCATCTCCAACCGCCCCGTAATCCTTAACG